GACCTTGTATAAGGCAATGAAGTATGAGCAACTTCAAAAGAGCAAACCAGAGTTGAATAAAAAACTTCAGTCTGCCCCTAAGATGATGCGTTCTGGTACTTCTGCGCCTCCTACTAGGTCTTCACAAGATAAACAGGTTATGCAGAGGTTGCGTGAAACTGGAAAAGTTACTGACGCAGCTAAAGCATTTGAACGATTCTTTTAATTTTGGAGTTTTAAAATGGCTACCTATCAAACATATACCGCTATTGGTCAGCGTGAAGACCTTTCGGATGTTATCTACTCGATTTCACCAACAGATGTTCCATTTATGTCTTCCATTGGCAAGACTAAAGCAACTGCTGTTTTGCATGAGTGGCAAACGGACTCACTCGCAGCAGCGACTTTAGACAACTATACAGTCGAAGGTGCGACAGCATCTGACGCTACTATGTCTCCAACAACTCGTGTAGGCAACCGCACTCAGATTGCACAGAAAACTATTAAGATTTCTGGCACTTTGCAAGCTGTTGACAAAGCAGGTCGTAAGTCTGAAAAGGCTTATAACTTGGCTAAGGCTTCTAGCGAAATTAAGCGTGACATGGAAACAACCCTGTTGAGCAATCAGACTGCCACAAACGGCAACAGTTCTACTGCTCGTAAATTGGGTGGTCTGCAAGCATGGTTGAACTCCAACTATGATGGTGGTACTTCTGGCGTTGCTGGTGACTTGGGAACTACTGCTCGTACTGATGGCACAAATCGTACTTTCACAGAAGACATTTTGAAGACTGTCGTTAAAGAAGTTTACGCTTCTGGTGGCAATCCTAAAGTGTTGATGGTGAACCCTGCTCACAAGCAGTTGGTTTCTGCCTTTACTGGTATCGCTGCTCAGCGTTTCATGGCCCCTGCCAATACCCCTACCACTATCGTCAGCGCAGCAGACGTTTACCTGTCAGATTTTGGTGCAATCTCAATTGTTCCCAACAGGTTTATGACATCTACCAATAGCTGTAACGAGACAGCGTTCATCCTTGACCCTGACATGGCTGCTATTGCTTACTTGCGTCCTTTCCAGACCAACGAGTTGGCTGTAACTGGCGACAATGAATCCACACAGTTGCTGTGTGAGTACACATTGGAAGTTAAGAACCAAGCTGCTCATGGCATCATTGCCGACATTACTCCTTAATCTGGTGTAACCCAAAAAAATGCCTCAGACTTAAACATCTGGGGCATTTTCTTTTCTACTCAAACTGATAGAATTAAGCTATGCAAAATCCTACCAATTTTAGACAAACTGCTGTTCATGCTGATGGTGAGGGCGGTATTGTTATTGAGACTCGTCAGGATGTTACTGACATTATTGAGCAGAATAAAAAAGAATATAACTCGTATGACGAGAGAGCAAGATGGTCTGACCAGTTGTTTGGTAACAAGGTTGCATCTATTCCAATGACAGTCATTGATGACCTTAACAAAGCTGGAATCATGCGTGGCTTTGCTGTTCTTGATGACAAGCGTTTTGCTGCTTGGTTGAATGACCCAATGAATCGTGCATGGCGCACTAGAACTGGAGTGGTATGAGCCTCTCAACATATTCTGACTTGCAGACTTCAATAGCCAACTATTTGGCTAGGTCTGACTTGACAAGCATCATTCCAGACTTTATTACTTTGGCTGAGAATCGTTTGCGTAGAGAACTGCGTATTCGCCAGATGCTAAAGTCTGTAACCACTTCAACTGTCGCAAGTGATGCAACTGTAGAGATACCTAGCGACTTCTTAGAGATTCGTGATTTTGTCGTAATGACAAACCCAATTCAACCATTGAGTTACTCTAGTCCCTCAACATTATCTAATGACCCAAGAACATCAGAAGTTGGTGTTCCTAAGTCTTACACTATTCTTGCTTCTGAGTTTCAATTAGCACCTGCACCTGATGGCGTATATACGTTAAAGATGCTTTATTACTCTGCGCCTCCATACTTGTCTAGCAGTAACGCATCTAATGTCTTCTTGAATGTTGCACCTGATGGCTTGCTATATGGTGCATTGGTTGAAGCAGAGCCTTACTTAATGAATGATGCTCGTATCAATACATGGGGTTCTATGTATGACAGAGCAATTTCTTCTCTCACTAGGTCTGATGAAAACACTCAGTATTCTGGTGTACCCCTGTCAATCAAATTAACTGCAAGGTGAAATCATGGCTGAAATGTCTAACTACTTGGAAAATGCTCTTATCAATGTGACGTTGAGAGCAACTGCTTACACAGCACCAACAACTGTTTATGTGGCTTTGTACACAACTGACCCAACTGATGCTGATACTGGAACTGAGTGTTCTGGTACTAGCTATGCTCGTCAGTCTGTGACATTTGGTGCGCCTAGCAATGGTGCATCTACAAACTCTGCTGCTGTGGAATTTCCTCAAGCTGGTGGCTCATGGGGAACAATCACACACATTGGATTGCGTGATGCTTCTACGGCTGGAAACCTTTTGTATCACACAGCACTAGATGCTTCTAAGACGATTGCAACTGGCGATGTGTTCCGTATTGCTACAGGTTCTTTGTCTGTAACATTGGCATAACATGGCTGGTACGACAGTCAATCTTACGCTTGAGCAACTTGACCAATTTGGGTCATTGGATAGCCTCACGCTAAGTTTAGACTCGTCTGATTGGAACTCGACTACACAGAAGAATGTGACAGGCCCTTGGGTGCTAGAGGGCTTAGACGCTTTCAGTTCTAGCATTGATGAACTGGCAATTAGCCTAGATTCAGAACTATGGGCTACCGCATATTTGTGGGATGGTGTCGCAGATATAACTGCTAACGCTACTGTTACCGCCAATGCTGAAAAGATATTTGGTGGTATAGCTTCTGTAACTTGTGAGGCTACAGTAACTGCTGATGCTTCTATTGTTTACTATGGCGATGCTTCTATCACAGGAAACGCAGATGTTACGGCATCTGGTCAGCGTGTTCAGTTTGGTAGTGGTGACATACAGGCTACAGCAAGCGTAACTGCTGATGGACAGAGAATAGCAAATGGCGTTGCTAGTATTACTGGTAACGCTGATGTAACTGCTATTGGCACTAAGGTTAACTTTGCTAGTGCAAGTATTACTGGAAATGCTGATGTAAGCGCATCTGGTCAACTTGTGATTAGTGGTAGCGCAAGCATTACTGCTAATGGTGTCTGTGAAGCTAACGCAGAGAGAATCCAGTTAGGCGTTGCGTCTATTACTGGTGATGCAACATTTACTGCTAATGGTGGATTGATTGCAGAAGGAACGGCAAGCGTAGAAGCCAATGCGGATGTTGTTGCTAGTGCGTCTGCGATATACGCAGGGGTAGCCTCGGTATCAGGTCTAGCAACAATTACGGCTAAAGGCGTTATCCTTGGCGATAACTGGACTCCAGTAGCAGGTGACACTAATACTTGGACACCAGTTAGTGCTGATTCAAACACTTGGACACTTGTTTCTAGTGACACAAACACATGGACTCCAGTATCTGCCAATGACAATACATGGACGACACAGACTCAAGGAAGTAATACATGGCTACGACAAGGGTAACATTTGGTGAGTGGATGCCTGACCAATCAGGTATTTCTGGCTCGTTGACGGATGCCAAGAACGTGGTGTCTCAGGCTATTGGGTACGGCCCATTTCCTACGCCAGTATCATTTTCTAGCGCAGCAGCAGAGAATCTAACTTCTTTGTATGCTGCCAAAGCACCTGATAGCAATACCTATTTCTTTGCTGCTGGTCTGTCTAAGATTTACACAGTTAGCGGTTCTGGAACACTTACGCAAGTAAACACAGGATTGACTACAGGAAATAACGATAGAGTAAGGTTTACTCAGTTTGGCAAGAGTGTCATTATCTGTAATAACTCTAACAAGCTAAAGTCTTGGGTACTTGGTACTTCTACGACATTTGCTGAAGTGTCTGCTAGTGCGCCTATTGCCAAGTTCATTACAGTTGTTCGTGACTTTGTAGTTTGTGCCAATACGTTAGAAACGACACAACAACAGTATCGGGTTCGTTGGTCAGCTATCAATGATGAGACTGATTGGGTAGAGAACGTAAACACTCAGTCTGATTATCAGGACATTCCTGATGGCGGTCAGATTATGGGAATCCGTGGTGGTGAGTTTGGTCTAGTTCTGCTAGAGCGTTCTATCCACAGGATGACCTATGTTGGTACTCCGTTTATATTCCAGTTTGACAATATCTCTCGTAACAAGGGATGTATGGTGTCAGGCTCAGTTGCACAATACCAAGGTATAACTTTCTTTTTGTCAGACGATGGCTTTTATATGTGCGATGGGCAACAGGTTGTTCCTATCGGTGCTGAGAAGGTAGATAGATTCTTCTTGTCAGACGCTAGTGAATCAGAATATAACTCAATGTCTGCGGCTATTGACCCTGTTCGCAAACTTGTAATCTGGAACTACAAATCTGTAGATGCCACTCGTAAACTGTTGATTTACAACTTTGCCACAAAGAAGTGGACTTATGGGGATGCCAATACTGATTACTTGGGTGAAGCCTCATCTGGTGCTTCAACGCTAGAGGAATTAGATAGCATCTCTGGTTCTATTGATGCCTTGACTACAAGTTTAGATTCTTTGCTATATATCGGTGGTAAGTATTTCTTAGGTGGAACTTACGGAACTAGGGTTTACTCCTTTACTGGTGCTAGTTTGACAGGAAGCATTGCTACTGGCGACATAGATGTAGGGGCTAATTCCGTGGTGACTTTGGCTAGACCTATTGTTGACAATGGCTCTGGCTCGTTATCCGTGGCTTCACGCACATTATTAAACCAAAGTGTCACCTATGGGACTTCTACTGCTGCCGACTCTGAGAACAGGGTTTCATTGAGAAGCGCAGGTAGGTATCACAGACTAAAGCTAGTTCCTACTGGTGCTAATTGGA